AGCTTGAACGGCATAGGCACGGTGGCAGACGAACAGGACGCGACGGGACATATTGACAGGCGCATTTCCGAGGACGATTTTAGCGAACTCTCATTCACAACCCGCTACACGGGAAGCGTAAACAAAACCGTGTCCGCTAACTTGACAGACCAGTACATAGGTTATCCCGCTACGGAGTTTTTAGCACTTGCAGAAAAGTATGCGATACAAGAAATGGTAGGCGGCGCGGCGAACTTGAGCGACCCCGACAACAAGGCCGTGGGCGTTTATTGGTACGGCAAAAGCGGGGCGACGGTAGACCGTGTGGTATATATCGTCCTTCCCGTCGCAGACACGCCAACGGGGAAGATTGTTTACAGGAAAGCAACCCCCACAACCGACACAACCGCCCCCGGTTCACTTACAACCCAAAAGGGATACAACCTCTTGCGGACGGTGGACGGGGATATACAGAGCGCCCCCGCCGGCATCGAGTACCTCAACGGACTCGCCGCCGAACTCGCCGAGGCGTTGCAGTAAGGAGGGCAAGATGGGAGAGAGCATTATCGTTGCAATCGTGACGGGAGCGTTCGCGCTCCTCGGCACTTTCCTCGCCAACCGTAAGGCCGCCGCCTTACAGGAATACAAAATCGAGGAACTCACAAAGGCCGTCCAAAAGCACAACCAGTTAGTGGAGCGCACCTATCGCCTTGAGGAACGGACGGAACTCCAGGAGGCCGAAATCAACAGGCACAAAGAAAGACTCCGCATTTTAGAGGAACAGGAAAGGAGAAACAAATGAAAAGCACAAAGACAAGCGCGAACAACCTGAAAACGGTCAAGAGCATAGTAACGATATTGCTTACTCTTACCTTCTGCTACCTCTCCATCGTCGGAAAGCTAACGACCGAGTTTTTGACTATCTACGCGACCGTCATAGCCTTTTACTTCGGGACGCAGAAGGTTAAAGACTACGAGAAGGACGAAAAATGAACGCCCCGCAAGAGATAGCGACCCTCGCTCTTGCGGTCGGCTTCATAATCCTCGTAATTGTAGCGCGGAGGGACTAAATGATTAAATCGCAGTTATGGCTACCCACGGGTGTTTTCCTTACCGCCGAACTCGACGAACAGTTCTATATTCTCCCAAACTTTAGGGTTTGGGAGATGGCGAACAGCAAAGCCGAGGAGGAGATAAGATTAGAGATACCCTCGCAGTATGCGTGGAAACTATTGAATATGTTGCAGATAACCCGAAACCATATCGGGCGTATCGACATAAACAGTTACTACCGCACCCCGACTTTTAACAAGAGCGTCGGAGGCGACCCCCGCTCGTGTCATCTTATCGGCGAGGCCGTGGACATCTCAAGACCGAACCAAACGCCCTCGCAGCGTGACTCTATGATAGGGTGGTGGTCGAGCCTTTGTGAAGCGTTCGACGAGATAGGAGCAATCGGCCTTTACTCTTGGGGTTATCACCTTGAGATAGGCTCGGACAGACGCTTTGGCGCAACGGCGTTCACCGTGCGGAACTATTTGTAGGAGGGACAGATGGCAAACAATTTTTTCATTTTCGATCCGGCAGTTTGGGACTTGCGCCTTGCCGGAACGGACAACGGCACGAGATTCACGGCACAGGAATGGTCGAAACGCCTTAACGCCGACCTTATATTCAACCTCACCACCTTTGCGACAAGGGGAGTAACCGTCGGTCGCCCCGACACCGAGATGTTTATCAACAATGTTCGTCTTTGTTGGGGACAGGAGGGGAGGTCGGACTTTGTGCAAGTCAATCCCACCGACAAGGCGAGAGGGTACGCCAACGCCATCAAGGACGGCGTAGTCAAACTCTCATACAAGTTCGGCGGTTCGTCCTACCGTAACGGTATCGGCATAACCAACAAGGGGCACATTATCGTCGCACAGACGAGTCATATATGCACGGAGATAGCGTTCGTACAGGCCGTCAATGAGTTCGTCAAGAAGAAAGGACAGACAGTCAAGCTGTTCGTGCTCGAGGACGGGGGCGGGAGCGTACAGGAGTATTCGACCCGATCTAAACTGTATTGGACGGCGACCCCCGAAAAACGCCCCGTTCCGACGGTCATATACGCAAAGTATAAAGGCACTCCGACGATATCCTCGCCTGTTTACAACGGCTCAAAGGGGCGCGATACTGGCCTCATTCAGACCTTTATAGGCGGTATCGCAGCGGACGAGGACGGAGGCCCCGCTACCGAGAGGGGGATAAGGCAAACTCAAACCGCACTCGGCTTTGCGCCGAAACTGCGTTGCGGTATCTGCGGAGCGGAAACCGCAAAAGCGATGGGTATAAAGTACCTCACCTAACCTCGCTTTGTACGGATATACCGTACAGGATAATACCCGATATAGGGGCTTTCTCATTTTCGCCCTGTATCGGGTGTTTTTATATCCACGCAGAGACGCAAAATCGCCCCGTACAGACGAGAACGGGGCGCAAACGATAAACTATATGTCCGAGGGGAAATGCCCCTAAAATCGGGCGATTTTTTAGAAATCGAGATTAAAGGCAAAGTACAGAAATATAATAGGCAATCTTTCAACCGAGCCCCCGCAACCAACTTCTCCTAACAACCGTCCGAGCGTAGAAATGATCTTCGCTTGACGGTCTTTTATTTCTATGCGTTCGACAAGGACTTTCGGAAGTTCTTTCTCCGAGGCCTCAACAAGGCTATTCAGCCACGAATTGACGACGGACGGGGTGTAGTTGCGGACAGGCTTTATCGTCTTTATCTTCTCGAGGTTTTCCATTTCCTTTTCGATTTTCTCCGACACGAGCTGCGCCACGGCGGGGGTGAGTGCGCCCGAGGATAGGTTCGCCGTGAGGTTTTCGATCTCGGCTTGTTTTTTCTCTATCTGCCTTGCTCTCTCCTCCTCGAACTCGGCGAGCATTGTCTTTTCGTCGTGAACGTACTCTTGGAGGGCGTTATATATCGCGAGCTTGTTTTGTTCGGACATTACGGCCTGAATATACATATCTACGGCCTTGTCCACCGCCTCGACATTGACGGCCTTGTTTCCGCACTTTCCAGTACAACGGTAGTACAGATAGGTATGCCCCTTGTTGACGGACTTTGTAATGTGCATTTTCGCTCCGCACTCTCCGCAGTACACAATCCCCGAACAGCGGTAATTATTTTTCCCCGTATACACCCTTTTACTCATAACCTCCCTCGCTTTCTCGAATACTTCCTTGCTCACTATCTCCGGCAGCGCCCCCGCAACTCGGATAGCGTTCGGCTTATCCCGCCGCTTCGTCCGCTCCGTTTCCTCAACCTCGGAGTACACATAGGTCCCTGTATATTTCTCGTTGTGCAAAATCTCGTATATCTGCGTTCGGCCTATCGGTTTACCTCTATGCCCCTTTATCCCGAGTGCGGACAGATCGCTGATTATCTCGTTGTACCCGCTCCCTTTAATGCAGGCCTCGAACATTCGCCCCACATAGGCGGCCTCGATGGGTTCGATCTCGTACCGCTTATCGACTATGCGGTATCCGAATGGAGCGACCCCGCCGTTATGCAGTCCCTTCAAAGCCGTTTCTTTCATGCCTTTACGGACTTCCTCGGACAAGTTCTCTGAATAATACTGCGTCATTATCCATTGAATACCCATCATCATACGGCCCTCTTTGCTGTCGCCGAAGTCCTGGGCGACGGCGATAAGGGTTATCCCGTATTCCGCAAGCTTCGCGGCCCTTATAACGTGGTCATAGAGGTTACGGCCTATGCGGTCGTACTTGTGGATAAGTATGACATCGAACTTTTTCAGCTTGGCTGCCTTCATCATCGCCTGATAAGCGTTTCTGTTTGTGGTCCTCCCCGACACGGCCTCGTCGATATACTTCTTTGCAACAGACAAACCGTGCGTGGTGGCGTACTCCATACACGCCCTCACTTGGGCTTCGATACTCGTTTCGTTTTGTCGGTCGGACGAAAACCGGGCGTATATCACGGCGGTTTTCATTGTTTGTTTCTCCTCTGCGAGAACTGGTCGGCAAGGGAACGGGCGGTCGCAAGCAGGGCGGCACGGCCTACCGAGTCGAGTTCGTCATACCAAAAGAGCAGCTCCTTCCTGTCGATGTCGTCGCCGTTCTCTATCCCCAGTAGCCACGACTCTTTCACATTCAGGGCTTTTGCGATCCGGCTTATCCGCTTTGTCGAGATGTCTGTTTCGCCCTTCTCGATCTTCGCAATAGACGAGCGTGTAGTATACCCGACCTTGTGGGCGAGTTCGTCTTGGGTCATTTTAGCGGCTGTCCTCGCCTCTTTTACTCTTATTCCAAACTGTTTCATTGTTTTGAACCTCCGTGGGGGCAATCTATCACAAGAACGAGAAAAAGGCAATATTTGTGTATGCGAAATCACAAAAATGTGTTGACAAGGGAAATATTTGTGGTACTATCAATGTGTAATTCAACATCAACAACCTGTTGAAAACCTGCTGAAAACAGAAAAGGAGGCACGATGGACAAGGAACTTCTTAAGTACCGCATAAAGGCCGCCGGAAAGACCTACGATGATATAGCCGAAGAGCTCGGGGTATCTTCCCGAACCGTTCAGGCAAAGGTCAACGGAAAGCGCGACTTTACACTTACCGAGATAAAGGGTATCGCAAAGTCGCTCAACATCTGTTCCGACGAGTTTATGCGGATTTTTTTTAACCGTGATGTTGAATAGAAATCAACAAAGCGTGAAGGAGGGGTATTCGATGAACTTATGTTTGCCTATTGAAATGACTATCAACCTCGACACCTTCGAGGTCGTGGACATTAAAAAAGTGGAGGTAAAGGTAAATGAAAAAGGCGAATAAAAAGAAGGCCAAATGGGGCGAATTGTTCGGAGGTATCTGTCTGTTCGTCGCTTTCTGCGCTCTCGTCGTTGCGTTTGTTGCGAACATTCCGACCCACGCAACCAGTATGTTTTGGAGGCCGTAACGATGGGAAAGACGGAACTTCAAATAATCGAATGGGCGGTAGGCCGTCTGTCGGCTGCGAGGAAGTACGGCGTTATCGGCGTAAACATCTATCCGAACAACCTTTCGATCCTCCTCCGAAACGGCAAGTGCCTGGAACAACTGTTCGGCGAGTACAAGGTCGTTGTGGACGGTGAGGACTATTACGGCGAGGTCATATGCGAGAGCGGTATCAGGTGGTACGCCTTACTCGACCCCGACGAAATCTTACTCTACATGGAAAAGGAGGGTATCTATGCGCCAACTTATTTGTGAGTGGTGCGGAAAGGTATTCGACGAGGACGAACTTGCGGTCGACTTTTGGCCCGGAAATGAGATCGAGCCTCCAGAAGTCTCGGGGAGATGTCCGTACTGCGGAGCGACCGACGATTATTACATCCGGGAAGTCGAACTCTGCGAGGTATGCGGAGAACCAATAGTCGAGCGGAAGGGCGAGCACAACTACGAAACGCATAGCGGAGTCTGCGCCGATTGCGGAGCCGAGATAGACAAGGCATTCAAGAAGCTGTTCGACGACTACGGAAGAGAGGCCGTGCTTGAGCGGGCAGAACAGAATGATTGGTATTCAGGATACGGAGAGGGAAAGAAATGAAGATCGAGGTCATAGCCTGGAGCGAGGACGACAGGGGCGGAAAGATGGTCTACAAGGACGAGTTCGACACGATGGAGGAGGCGAGGGCGTTCAACCCTCCATTCAAGACGGACAACAAGGTCATAGCGACCACGCCTGAGGAAAGAAAAGCGGTCGCCGCACTTGTTGGCGGCGGTCATTGGACACACGAGATATAGGGAAATGAGTTTTAAGGCAAACATCAAACCGCCTTGCGGAAAGGATTGCCCGAACCGTTCGGCGACTTGTCATACAAAAGGCCAATGCAAGGAGTGGGAGGCGTATCAGGCAAAAATCGCCGAGGTACGGAAAACGATAGCCGACGAACGGCGAATGTATCGTATGTCAAGCTTCAACTACCGCACACTCAACCCCACGCCTACACAGGAAAATAAGGAATAGCGTCAGAGGCCGAAAATCGCCTCATAGACGAGAGAAAAGGAGAGGGGAATATGAATATGCCATCGAGGGTCAAAAGGCTCATATCGACCGATATAGTCGCCTACAACATATACGCAACTCTTTGTGAGGGCGATTGCCTTGACAGGGTGGTCGAGAAATCCGAGATAGCCGAGCGATACGGATACTCCGACAGGCAGATAAGAAAGGCCGTCAGCAAACTCCGGGAGGCGGGGTTGCGAGTGGCGAGTTCGTCGCACAGGCCGGGATACTGGATATGCCGGACGCCGGAGGAGTATGCGGCGCTGCGGGCTGAGTTTACAAACCGTATACAAGCGCTCGCCCTCGTAGTTCGGAGAATGGACGAGGTAATGGACGGGCAGATCGAGTGGGATACAGAAGTCAATGGGTGAGAGGTTCATAAAGCTATCGGAAAAACTAAAAAGATGGGAGTGGTACGGCGACCCGAACACCCTTGCGGTATGGATACACCTTTTACTCAAGGCAAATTGGAAGGACGGGAGGTTCAAGGGAATAACGGTCAAGCGTGGTCAACTTGTGACTACGATATCGGCGTTGAGCAAGGAGGTAGGGCTTACAACCGCACAAATTAGAACGGTTCTCAAACATCTCACACAAACGCACGAACTTATAACAAACGGAATAGCAAACCGATACACGCTCATAACCATTGAAAAATACGAGTTTTACCAACATAACCCGATAAAGGATAGCAAACCGGAAGACATTCCAATAACAAACCAACAACAAACCGATGACAAAGATAGTAGAAAGAATAGAAGTAATAGAAATATAGATATATATAATAATACTTCTTTTCCCCCTCCATTATATTGCTATGCAAATCTTCTGAACGCTCTCGGGGAGGGGGAACTCGACGAACTTCTTTCTTTCATCCCCCCGTCAGACCACAAGACCTTTATGGATGAACTGTCCGAGATACCCGCTGAAGGAGTGGGTAATCCGTTCCGCTACGCACTCGTCTACGCAAAGAACAACGGGTACATCAACCCAGGGGGTGGCGAATGAGCCGACTCACATTTAACGAAGAAAACCACGAATACAGGCTCGACGGGCAGATAATCCCGTCCGTCACCGAAGTCCTCGCCTGCATAAAGGGAGAACAGTACAAGGCGATAAACCCGTCGGTACTCGCATACGCAAGGCAGAGAGGCAAGGAGATACACGAGCAGCTTGAGATGTTCGATCTATGCGGTTATCTCGAGGACTTCCCCGTCGAGATACTCGGATATTTGAAGGCATACGAAATGTTCCGAAGGACATACTTTCCTGTTTGGGAATATATCGAGGCCCCGGTCTATTCCTATGCAGTCGGATACTCAGGCAAGCTCGCCTACGCCGGAACGGTAGACAGGGCCGGGATAGTCGGAGGACGAAAGGCTGTTATCGACATTAAGAACATAGCGAGCCCGACAAGGGCCGACAAGGTTTCGGTATGCGCCCAAACGGCGGCGTACACGAGGGCAATATACGGAGCGGACGACAGGACGGTCAAGCGGTACGGCCTGTACCTCCGATCCGACGGAGATTTTACACTCCTCGATTGCGAGGAGTTCGAGGGGAAAAACGAGTTCGACCCGTTCGCCCTGTTCGACAGGTGTTTGTTTTTCTACACAGATATAAAGCGGCTTACGGAGCCGAGAAAGAGAGGGAAATAAAAATGGCAAACAATGAGGTAATCGTGTACGAGGGTCAAAAGGCGATAGTCGAAACGAGGAGGCTCAACTACGCCATCAGAGTCCCAGGGGGACAGGAAATGATACTGCGCCGTGAGGTGGATTTCGGCGTTATTCCCAACACGAAAAAACCGAGCCTGTTCAAAGCGGGTGCAGAGAAGGTCTGTTTCGCTTACGGCCTTATGCAGAGATACACCATCGAGAGCAAGGTCGAGGAATACAACGAGAAAGCACCGTTCTTCCACTACATCGTCCGTTGCGATCTCGTCAAACTCCTGTCCGACGGGAGGGAGATAATTTTCGCAAGTGCGCTCGGATCGTGTAACACGGCAGAAAAGAGCAACGGGTTCAAGGGTGCGTTCGACTCGGCGAATAGTGCTTTGAAAAAGGCCGAGAAACGGGCCCTCGTCGCTGCTGCCCTAACGGTCTGCGGCGGGTCGGATATGTTCACGCAGGACATCGAGGACGAAACCATCAACGCGAAGTTCGAGAGTTTGAAAGCTACGATGTCGGACGAGTCGCCGATAACACCGAAACAAACGAAGGTCATATTCGCTAAAGCCTATGATCTCGGTATGAACGCTGAACAGACGAAGAAGAAACTCGCGGCAGCCGGGTACTCGAGTACGAAGGACATAAAGCAGAAGGACTTCGAGGCCGTTCTAAAGATTTTCGAGAAGGAGGGGGAATAGGGGGCGAGTGATGAGTATATGCAAGCACAAAAGCAACGACGGTCTATGCCTTTTGCATAGTGAGCCGCTTTATAAAGAGCCTTGCCATGATGGCCCGTGTACGGACTATGAGCCTCTTACCAACGCCGACCGCATACGGGCCATGACGGATGAAGAGCTATACGAGTTCATCTGCGACAAATCCACTTGTTACAGATGTGGATACGCAAGTACAAGCGGCTGTGGATTGCTCGACTGGCTGAAACAGGAGGTTGAAGAATGAGCGTACTGATTAAGGGCATGGAAATGCCGAAGCATTGCGGGTACTGCCGATTTCGTTATGACGGAATCTGTCACGCCTTGCAAAAGACAGAGTATGCCGTAACGGACTGCCCGCTCGTGGAAGTCCCTACACCGCACGGACGGCTGATAGATGGTGATTACCTTTATGAAAGATTTAAGGCTAACGGTTGCCCTGATGACAACGTGTATAGGTTTATTCAGGAAGAGCCGACGGTCATAGAAGCGGAGGAATAGTAATAAACTGCGGTGGCGGAATAGATGATACCGTGAAGGGATCAGTGAGTAGCTATAACTCATGGATTTGAGAGGCGAAAGCAGTAGACGCACAACTCTATAAGAGTATCGGGAGAAGGTAGCCGAACCGGGAGGCGAAAATCATGTAAGGCGCAAATCCTTACCCGCAGTTTTAAGAAAGGGAGGAATGACGAAATGATCATAGATAAGGAAATACGGAAGTTTATAAATCAAATCGAATGTGAAAATGTTGAAACTAAATATAACTCGGGCGTAGTGGCTCATATCAATGGCGAATATCTAATTGGTTACGAACAGCTTGGAGCGCGGGACGCATTTAGTGTTGGTCAGCCTGTATATGACGAAAACGGGCGCGTAATGGGGTATTTGGGCGTTGGTCTATATGAGAATCTTAATTATTATTTTGATTGTGCAATATCGCCGAGAATACCTGTCGAGTATTGGCGAATATGCTTGCCAACAAAATACTGCAAAGAGGGGAAACAGATATTTACCTATTGGCAGAACAAAGAAAGATCGCAGACGGAAAAGGAAAGCGAGGATATATGACAATCGACATACCTTGCAATATAGGCGATACGGTCTACTATGTGCGTTTTAATAAGGACGGGCGCGGGTGGGTAACGCCATATATTGTCGTTGGCATACATATCACGATAAAGCGGCGCGGGCGCGCTACTAAATCAACGAGAGAGGACTATCTTGTGTGTGCGTTTTCTCTTTGCGAAAGATCAATGCACATTCCTATGCGTGAGATTGGGGAAAAGGTGTTTTTTACGGAATCGGAAGCAGAGAGTGTTGCGGCGAGAAATGTTCGGAATATAGGGAAAGTGAGGAATAACGGATGAAAAAGATCATAGCAATTGTCCTTGTAGTCGCCGTGATAATGCTTTGCGCGACGGGGCGTAATTACAAACTGGTCGACACGAAATGGCACTTTAACTATGCCTACATAGCAATGCCTAACGGGGACATTATCGAGGTTGCCGTGAAGAAATGGGCGGAGGACGGAAACAGCGTAACGATACAGACCGAGGACGGACAAGTGTATTGCGTCAGCTACCACAACTGCATACTTACGAAGAACAAGTGGGAAAGTGAGGAATAAAGGAATGAATGCCATAGTATGCGATTGTTGTGGAGCGACAGTTACGGGTAGTAGCCGTTTTTGTTCCGCAATAATCACAAGTACCCGTTTTGCAAATGAGCATTTTGATCTTTGCCCTAAATGCGCGGACGCAATAAGGGCGGTCGCAATAGGGCAAGCAATAGTTATGGACAGGAAAAACGGAATTGTTATCCCGTTAAGAGTGGAAAGCGAGGAATAAACAACATAGGTGAAAATGAAAATACACGTCTGTGATATCTGTAAAAAGAACCCTCCCGACGCAAAGATAAAGTACAAATATAAGGCTAAACGATATTGGGTTTTGTGGTATGAAAGCGGTTGGGAAAGAATCGAATTGTGTAAAGATTGCCTTGATAAAATCATAATGAGTGCGAGGTTGGAAAATGAGTGACTTAATAAGCAGACAGGCGGCGATCAATGCCGTAAAACACGCTTGGGCAAAAGGACTTGAACCTACACAGTATATCGAGGCTATACCCCCCGCCGAAAGGTGGATACCCGTAGAGGAGGGACTCCCGAAAGAGCATGACAGTATTTTCGCAAGATTCAAAGGTACGGATCGTTGGAAAAGCAACATGTGGGAAAAGAGATCCGATTACGTTCTCGTAACAATCATGTTCGAGAACGGTTATACGGCGGTAGATATCGCTTCTACCCATGATGGCAAGTGGTTTTTCGATCAATACTCTGTAGCTCTCCGACGTCGAAAGGTTATCGCTTGGCGTCAATTTCCCGCGGCATATAAGCCCGAGGAGGTATAACAATGGGCCGACGCCGGAGCCGTACAGGGAGGAGAAAGAATGATAAACAGCACGCTAATACTTATGCTTAATCGGGACGAACTGATGGAACTTGTACTCGCGCAAGAACACGCAATCTCGTCCGAAAAAACCCGCACACACGCCCTGGAGGAAGTGGTAAAGGCGCACGGTGAAGTTTTTAGAGCGATGGAGAGTTATTTGAAAGCGGAGAAAGGGGCAAATGCCGTACAAAGAGAACTCTCTATCTTCACCAACCTCCTTTATGAAAAACACTTTGGCAAGCCTACGGCAGCGGAGGACTCGAAAAATGAGTGACAAAGCGAACTACCTCACCGTTTGCACAGGCAGCTTGCGGTGGCCTTTCGGGGTCGAGGCTTTATTGGCGATAGACCCCGGCAACATCGAGAGCGGGTACGCAATACTCGCAGACGACTACACGCCTATGGTGTTCGGCAAGGTAGCGAACGAGAACCTCGTAGATCTGATTGTCTCCGAGTGTACCAACCGAAATATCGGGATCCGCAAGGTCGTTATCGAGCGCATAAAGTCCTACGGTATGGCGGTCGGACAGAGCGTGTTCGATACCTGCGTATGGGTCGGGAGATATTCGGCGATATTCGAGATAATGTTGGAGGGGAAACCGACCGAGTATGTCGGCAGAAAGGAATATATCGTCGACCTTATCGGTACGCCGAAAGCAAAGGACGCAAATGTAATCCAGTACCTTATCGACCGATTCGCTCCGAACACGCCGAACAGGGGCAAGGGGACAAAGAAAGACCCTGGGTTCTTCTACGGCTTTCGAGCGGATGTATGGCAAGCCTACGCAATCGGCGTATGGGCGTTGGACAAGGAGAAAGGGAAAGTATGACACCTATAATACCGAACAAAGTAATGATATGCGGAATACCGCACAAGGTCGAGCTTGTAGCCGACTACTTCGATACCGATATCCACTTCGGGCAGATAGACTACGCAAAGGCGGAAATCAGGATCAACAAAAACGCAACACCCGAACTGCAAATGCAATCGCTGTTCCACGAAATACTCCACGGCATTCTCGTGTTGACGGGCGAAGCAGAACTTGCGGGCGACGAGCGGTTCGTGCAGAACCTATCAAACGCTATGTACGGGACTTTCAGCATAAGGGACGAGGGGGCCGGAACGGATGAAGAATAAGCGTAGGACCCCGCCGAAGAAGGTCAGCGACAAGACGAAGCTCGAAGTCACGAGGGCACAGTTTAGGCGGGTCATAAGGGAAACAAAGACCGAGACAATAATGCAAATGATGATCCTGTCGGCTGCCTGCCTGATGGACAGATACGGGTTCGACTCCGACGACGCTGTTCTAAAGTGGTGGGAGGACATCACCTTCTATTCCGAGGCGGTGATAGGGGAAAAGGCGATATCCGTCCAAAAGGTCTGCGACATTATCCATGACAACCTCGGACTCGATATCCACTACAACAACGCAATGGTAAAGGCCGTAGAAGGGAGTAATACGAATGGCGATTAGAGTAGGGAAGAAATACTACCCTTACATCGGCGAGAGCAAGGGCGACGGCAAGTACACCCTATATACGGTCTCGAACAAAAAGTACGAGGGTGAAAAGAACGGGAAAAAGGTGTACTCAAACCACGGGTGGATAAAGATTTTAGCGAAGATAGACCACCCGCTTGCGGAGAAGTCGGGCGAGTACATCACGATCAAAAGTATCGAGGGAGTGGACATACAGGAATACCCCGAGGGAAGCGGCAAGTATCGCACCACGATATACGCAGATGTCACGGTCGGCGACGGGACCTCCTCGGCGAGCCCATATGACGCAGATATCCCGGATGGCTTTCATCAGGACGAAGAGATTCCGTTCTAAAGGAGGGTGCGGACATGGCAAAATGCAATCAGACAGAACGGTGCTTTGCCGCCGACCGCTTCAAGAATTGCACCCTGCTTTCGATAACGACCTTTCCGGCGGGGAAATGCCCCTTTTTCAAACCCTACACGGGGCCTCAGTTCTCGAAGATCATCGAGGAGGACGGGGTGCGGTGGAAAGCGATTCCCGACTTCGAGAACCTTTACTGGGTGTCGGACAAGGGGCAGATACGAAACAAGAGCGGGAAGGTTCTTGCGGGCTACCGGGACAAGAAGCTGAACCGATATGTCCTTCTCTACAAGGGCAAAGACAAGCGGGCGTTTACGATCGCCTCTCTCGTCGCCGACGCATTTCTTCCCGGTGTAGGCCGCGTCTACCACAAGAACGGCGACAAGAACGACAACGGGGTGGAGAACCTCGAAAGGAGATAGAGTGAAGCACTGCGGAGATATCACGAAACTCAACGGAGCCGACCTACCGCCCGTCGATGTCATCACAGGCGGTAGCCCCTGCCAAAACCTTTCAATGGCGGGCAATAGAAAAGGGCTTGAGGGTGCCGAGAGCAAACTTTTTTTAGAGCAGATAAGAATTGTGAGGGAAATGCGAAATGCAGACAAACATAGAGGGCGAACAGCTTTCGATATCCGGCCTCGATTCATGGTCTGGGAAAATGTCCCCGGAGCCTTCTCAAGCAACGGTGGGAAAGACTTTCAAACAGTCCTCACGGAAATCGTCAGAATCGTCAAGCCAGAAGCGCCCGTTGTTCCTTTACCTGAAGGAGGGAAGTGGTCAAGGGCCGGCGCTCTTATGGGAATCGGAGAAGGCGGCGTACCCTTTTCCATCGCCTACAGAGTATTCAACGCGCAGTTTTGGGGAACAGCCCAGCGAAGAAAACGAATCGCACTTATCGCAGACTTTGGAGGCCTCAGCGCACCAGAGATTTTATTTGAGCGAAAAGGCGTGTCGTGGGATCCTGAACAGAGCGCAGACAAGAAGGAAAGTTCTGCCGGATATCTTGAGGGAGACGCTCGAGGAGCAGGCGGGGCTATCGGAGTAGATGTATACAATCAGACTCTCACGGGAGATATCGCTCCAACTATAACTGCCGCAACGGGTGGAGTGAATACGAGCGGAGCAAAGGTCTTATCGTTTCAAGAGCGTGCTGGTAAAGCTGGAGGAGGGAAAGGTCTTTTAATTCAGGAGGATAGTGTAGCGGCGCTGGCCTCGTACAAGCAGGTCGTTCTGACAACAGAGTCTCAAGAGAATAATGTACCTATGGTACTTAAGACAAGCTCCGTATTCGCTGTCCAGCGGATAGGAGAATATAAGGAGTCCGAGCAAGCTGCAAGCCTTAAGGCGCGGGACTTCAAAGGCTGGTCTTCGCTCGTATGCGAAAAACAGTCGCGTGTAGTTCGCCGTCTCACTCCGCTGGAGTGCGAGCGCCTGCAAGGGTACCCGGATGGCTGGACGGATATAGGCGAATGGACGGATAGCAAGGGGAAGAAACATAAGCCTGCGGACTCTCCGAGGTATAGGGCTTTAGGCAACAGTATCGCGGTCGGGTATGCGAACAGACGGAGCGGGTCGTGGATGTGGCTTATGAAGCGGATATCAGCTCAGTACGAAAGAACGGCGACGCTCGGAAGTCTGTTCGATGGGATCGGAGGCTTTCCGCTGGCGTGGGAGTCGGTAAATGGCCCGGGCTCGGCGATATGGGCGAGCGAGATAGACGAGTTTTGTATCGCCGTTACGAAGAAACACTTCCCCGATGGCACAGAAAGGATGGATTATGTCGAGCGATAAAGACAGAGAGCGGGAAGCGGCACGAATAGACCAAATCTCGCAGAGTATAGAGGCCGCCCTTTATTGGGACAAGCCGAAGGTGCGGGACGCTGAAGATATGCGGGAGAGGCTTAACCTCTATTGGGCGAAGTGCCAGAATAACGGCGAGCTTCCGTCCTTCGAGGGCTTGTGCGTCCTCCTCGGTATCCCCGTCGAGGACGGTAAAAGATGGTGCAAGGGCGACGGGTGCGACAAGGAACAACAGAAGCTTATGCAACAGGCGCTTGCGATACTCGAGGCGATAGACTCCGACCTTGTAACGAAGGGGATAATCCCGCAGGGCGTATACATATGGCGCTCGAAACAATACTACAACATGAGGGAACCGACCGTTTTACACGACCTTGCGGCGGCCTCGCCGCTTCGCTCTCTACCTTCGATGGCGGAGATACAGCGGAGATACCTTGCGGACCTTCCCGAAACTCAGGCGTTGCCGGAGAAAACGCAGAAGGAGGGGTAGGAAATGCCCGAACACATCTACGAAACGTATTGTGCGGCTTGTCAATTCGAGCCGATATGCCGAGAGAATGACGACGTATGCGATAGCGTACTCGCAGAATTAGAGGCAGAATTAGAGACAGAAAACCCCGAGGCGCAACCCTGAAGAACTACGTTCATAGAGGGTTAACAACGGGGCCGGGTGTTCCTTTGGGGCGACAACTGGCGGCAACGAACCAGAATCGAGTGCAAATCGACACGAAAACGACTTCAAATCGAATCGACACCCAGTTACAGATACAGTTACAGATACAGATACAGGAGCAGATTCATTGTCTTCAGGTACAGATTTACGCCGCTCGAAAACCGTTGAAAAATGGGGATTGTTTGTTTTGAGGCCGAAAATCGGCTGAATGACGGACTTTACCTCTCAAACGATAAACATATCGACCTCGCAACAAACCCCGCTCAAATAGGCGATTTACCGCCTTGAGCGGGGTCTTGCTGTGCTCGGGTCTATCCCTGGGCGACGGAGCAAATAAAAACCGGGGATTGCTCCCCGGCTGCGGTCGGTCTATTTTACCTCGCAGTCTATGTGTAGGTATCCGTCCTGCCCCGCATATATGTACTTAACATCCAACCAATCCCACAGGCCGAACCCGTTCTCCAGGCATAAATCCTCCGTTCCCTCGAAGCGATCTTCCACGATAACATTCCCTTGCTTGTCCCTAAATGTGAGTACCACATTTCCCTTTATAGTGTAGCGCAATCTCAAATATGCGAGTATCATATCCTCGTCCTCCTATCTCTTGAATAGCCTTAACTTTCCCTTGTGCGTCCGCCAGTAGCGGCGAACAGCGTCGATCTCCGCTCGGGGTTGGAGCGGGATATCTACACCCATGATCTCGCCGTCGAGCAGAAGGAGGCCTTTACCGTGCCTCGGTAGCTTCTCGGCTCCCCCGGTCGTGAGTATCTGCCTGGACTCGATCGCCGACATACAGCGGAGGGCAAGCCGGGCCGTCATGTTCTGCACGACCGCAGCCGGAAGTCCGCCGCCCTTGCCTCGGGACGGGTTTTGGGTGCAGGCGATAACGTGTACCCCGGCGGCTCTACCCATTCGGACAAGCCTCGCGATCCTGTCTTCTATCGCCTTGCCGCCCGTCGCCATGAGGTCGGCTATCTCGTCTATGACGACGTACAGTCTATATCCGTCGTACTCGGACAGTCCCATGTGCCGCAGAAACTTGTACCGCTCGTCCATTATCGCCATCGCCTTGTCGAGCATACGCGCCGCCTCGGTCGGGTCGAGAGCGATCCCGAGAGAGTGCGGCAGCTTCGCCCAGGGCGTAAGCTCCACGCCTCCCTTGAGGTCGATATACATAAACTTGTTTTGAGCCGGGGACAGAAGGTGTCCCGCATACAGAACAGAGTGCAGAACGGTTGACTTTCCGCTGCCTGTTGTCCCGGCGATAAGGCTATGTGGCTCGAAGAGCAGGGCGGCATATATACCCGCCGGGTCGGGCAGATGAACGGGGTTTTTGTATTCGCGTACCATTTAGCGCACCTCCCCGGCCTTAAAATCTCGGACAACTTCCCCCGTCAAGTGCTGCGGGGAATGGACAGAAGGATCGGCGCAACGGAGGATATAAAACGCTTTCCTCACCTTGCGCTCTCTCTCGGTCAAGTGCGCCCATATCCACTCGGCCTCGTTGACGGCGGCCTCCAGGCTTTCGCACTCTGTCGTGCGATCTACGCACTCTGTCGGCACTCTCTGAATTATGACATAATCGGCTTTCTTGATGGCTTTCATTTTCCTGTCCTCCTGTTATTGTTCGATAGCCTCGTTTATACTGTCAATTACGGTAATTCCCTTTTCGGCCTCCCCTAACAGATACCATTCTCTCGGAACTCCCGGAGTAGTCCGTAACGCCTCCCGGCACTCTCGAAGAACTCGGTAACGATTGCGAACTCGTTCCAGGAAATACGCGCGTATGTGTTGCTGATAAACTCCCACTCGTGAGCATAGTCCCGGAGTATGGATTGGTGTTTTTCCCTGTCGGATATCGGCCTCCCCGGTTAAAACTCCATATTTGCGAAATGCTCGAACTCTCCCGCTATTGCTTGCGGATTGTTCGCAAACCTTTTAAGCCACGCCGCAAAATGGTACGATAGATAACTCTCGAAATTGTCTAACGCTTCCGGGCTGTCCGCAAACTTGCGTATGGCGTCGCACAGCTTCCGCGCCGGGATTGCGTTGTCAAACTCGTCTATGTCAACTATGTGCTTTACTCGCGCCTTTTTAATTGCCTCCGTTGCGTTGTCGGCCTCGATAACCTTGTTTTTATATGTGTTCCCCACAGCGTAGATTATTTCATATTTCATTGTTTTTATCCTCCTAAAATCTCGCAGAACGGGCAGAACGCCCGGTTATAACTTGCAGAACGGCAGAACCGCAGAACGGGGTCGGCCTCGCCGCCGTCGGCCTGGCCTGGGACGGCTTGCGCCGTCCCTCCCGGCCTCCGATCCCGTGCCGCCTCCGTTAATCGGCGGTGGCCTCCACTCCGGCCTCATATCGGCACGGCATAACAAGCCGGACAATGTGCAAATCGCGCCCGTATCTATCAAACAAGCCGATAAATACCATATTGCGGCGGCCTGATGTATAATAGACGGCGTTTGACGGTATCCCGGACAATAACGCCTTGCGGACGTAGGTTGTATATCCCTTGTCGGAGTTTTTAAGCGCGACGATTGAACGACTCCCGTCGTTGTACTCCTCCGGGAGTCGTTCCGCAATCGTGCTGCACCTTAACTCCTCCTCGATAAAATCAACCGGGAGCGGCCTATCTTGCGGGGCAACGGACAAAACCTGTTCGCCCTCGATATACTCCGCAGCCGTCGCCTTTTTGTTCGCGATCCATACGCCGCCCGTAGTGTTACCATAGGTGCAAGCCTCCGGCACTCCGTGCGCCTCCAATTTATCTAACTGTTTTTCATGGAATTGTTCAAATGTCATTATATGCCCCTCCCGGCCTTAAAATGGCCTTGTAAAGTGATGTTTGATTGCGACGGGGACGGGCGGCGCGTCCGTCCCCCGCTCCCGGCCTAAACGCCTATTTATACCCGCCGGGACGGGATCGGAGGCTATACCGCCTCCGCGATAAACTCCCCCGTGCTATTTGATACAATGTCGCCGTATTCCGTGCGGTATTCTATCCACTCCCTTTTTGACATCGCCGGGAGGCCAAACGACGAACGGGCAATATTGATATGCTTTAGTGTTGTAACGCTGAAGCCGTTCCAGGTTTTATACATCTCGCAGCCGTCGAGGCCGTCATAAAATACGGCGACGGTGGTGTTGTATGATTTGAGATAAACCGCTCCCGCCGTCCCCGGTATAAGCACGGCGCGCCCGTTGAAGCCGTCAAGGGTGTATGCTCCGGCGATCTTCCTGTTATCGCCGCGGAGTTCGCGCATATCGTCTGAATTGAGATAACGGGACGGGTAAATGCTACCGTTCCATTTTTCATACTGATAAAGTGCGCCGTTATTTTCCGCGATTTCCCTTGCTTCTTTATACTGTCTGTCTGTCATTGTTCTAACTCCTCCCGGCCTCCGGCCTATACTGTTAAAAAAGTGTTGTTGTGATCCTGTTGTATTTTTAAGTTAGGCGGCGTCGCCGTCGTCCATTTCCTCGATAGCGTTTATAATCGTTTCTCTAAGCTCATTAGTCCTTGACATTTTTTCTATCCCTCCCGGCCGGTGGGCCTTGCGTTCGTGTCTTTTGATAGTCTTATTGTACTATGAATGTGGCCTATTGTCAAGCATTAGGCTATAAATAATGTGTAATTATTTTCAGCAAGGAACAACCAGGAACACGGCGCAGCCGTCCCCCGATCTGATACGGGATATATACCGCCGTCCCGTGTTCCGTCCCGTGTTCGGCCTGTTTTTGGCCTTGCGCCGTGGTCCCTGGAACGCCTCCCCGCCTCCCCCCGTCCCGTGTAGCGTCCTCGCAGCCGGGCGGGCTTGCGATCCCGCCCCGCCTCCCCCTCCGTTGTATATGTATATATATCTGTATAGGTATATGCGCCGCCCGCCCTCCCCTGTATAGATATATAGTTATATAAGTATTTCAATCGGTAAGTAATAAAGGGGGCAAAGGAAGAGAGGAGCCGGAACCTAACAACGGACCCTGGCGTTTCTTTTGGGCGTGTCTGTAAACAATAGGCCATGCGCCCACGAGGGAAAAAGCCTTGAAAAATCAACGGCCTGACCCCCTCCGCCCGTCTTCCGTCCGCACGATCGGCGGGGGCCCTGGGGGGATATACGGGAACCTCATTTCCGACCGGCGTTACCCCTCCGACCACATCAACAAACTTTTTTCGTGTTTTAGAGGCAGAGCGGACAGAGGGGAGCGTCGGTGTCCGACCACACGAAAAAACAATTTCGGTTTTTCCGAGCGGAGCGAGGGGGTAGAGGATAGCCATAATTGCCTATTGCGAAAAGTGAAAAAAATATGCTCATTTAGGGTTGCCTAAAGGGAGGGAATAGGCTATACTTTAAGGCAAACAGAGACCCGTTTTGTGTATGTTGGAAGGGAGCGAGAAAATGGGAGAAACGAAAGAGGTAAAGTCGATCTATATTGTGTCCCGCGTTGTGAGAAGTGAGTGCGTATTCATTATCGCTGCGGTAGAGGACGAGGGCGAGGCAAACGAGATATGCGATATGTACGGCGATCCTGCGACGGTCTGCAAGGTATATCTCGACAAGGGTATCGAGAACTACTACCCGTCCTGGGAGGTGACGTTCAGCCTTACGGGGGAGATTATCGGTATACAGGGGCCGAGCGTGTACCGTATTATTTTCGACGAAGGGGTCGTTAAAAGGGTCAATAGCGTATTTAGGGTAAGCGTGTACGCAAAAGACCGAAACGGAGCGAGGAAAGAGGCAAAGAAACGGTTCGCCGAGCAAATGCGGAGGATAGGCGAAGAATAGGAGGCAGACAAATGGGAGAAGTCAAGACGATCTATGTCGTTACTTGCGGGGAGTATTCGGATTATCGGATAATTGCGGCGACGACGGACAGGGAGAAGGCGGAGCGCATACACGCCATGTACTGCGGTACAGGGTACGGGAGCGACCGGGCGAACGATATCGAGGAGTATATCGACGGGAAGATAGAGGACAGTTACCCTCATTGGTCGGTAGACCTCGACTCCGAAGGGAATGTCACGAGGATAGACGGCCCCTACGAGGGAAATTGGATGTTCGACGACGGGGATGTTCACGGGAACAAGGAGTACGGGTATGTTGTGTCGGTATATGCGGAGGACAGGGAACACGCAAGCAAGATAGCCTCCGACAAGTTTGCCGAGTACAAGGCCGCAGAGGTCATGCTTTAGGAGGGGAGCAAAGAAATGCCGGAAGGAGCAGAGAAGCGGAGAACGGACGAGTCCGAACTCCTCAAGCTACTTGAGGACTACCGCAAGGAGATGTGGGAGGGTCTGTCGAAGATGTTCGACGGCGTAAAGAAGGAGGTTCAGTAAATGGATATCGGGTATGTCAGAGTCAGTACGCTCGAGCAGAACACGGACAGGCAGGATATTGCCCTGAAGTTCTGCGGGCGCATTTACAAGGAGAAGATGTCGGGCAAGGACAAGAACCGTCCGCAGCTTACAAGAATGCTCGAGGACGTGCGGAAGGGCGACATCGTATGGGTGACGGAGCTGTCGAGGCTCGGGAGGAGCAACATCGACCTTTGCGAGATCGCGAGGGTGTTAAAGGACAAGGGGGTCGGGCTTCGCTCCCTGAAAGAGAGCATAGACCTTACCTCGGCTACGGGGATATTCACTTTTCAGATATTTTCGGCGATGGCGGAGTTCGAGAGGTCGCTTCTCAAGGAGAGGCAGGCCGAAGGTATCGCGGCGGCGCAAAAGAGGATCGCTTTAGGCGAACGGGAAGGATGGGGCCGTAAGGCGGAGATACAGATACCCGACGAGGTATTCCTTGCTTTCGAGCGGGGCGAGATCACGCAGGCGAAGGCCGCCCGGCAAGTCGGGCTGAAGTACCCCGGAGGGTTCGGCAAGCGCTACGCTGTATGGAAAGCCGCGAACGAGCGAAAGGCGGCGCTTCTCGCCCAGGAGAGGGAGAGAAGGAACAAAGAGGCGGCAGAGGAGATACGAAAACAGGAGATACGGGAGGCTCGGGCGGCGGTTGCCCTTTCCGTCGCGGAGTCGGAGCAGGCCGAAACGGAAAAGCCCGCGGAGGTATTCGACCCGTTCGACCAGTATACGGAAGAAAGCGTCGAATACGACGTCGTATCTCACGAGCCGGGAAAAGGAGAGGAATAGATGTCCGAGAACAGGAAGCTCCTGCGTATTGTATACGAGAGGGTAAAGGCGACAAACAAGGCCGAGGCCTTTACGGACGCGCTCGCGGTGCTTCAGGAAGAGTACGACGAGGCGATACTTTCCGACCTCCGAAAGCGATGTGTTCAGAATATGCGGAGTCAGGGGGGTGACAGCGAGGAGTTCTACGAGCTTTACAAACTCGCGCTGCTTATATCCGCGCCCCGCAACTTCGACTCGTATATGCAGTATCTCGAGATTGACCGCAGGCCCGAGGACAGATTTTATCTTCCCCGGCGCAGGGTCCTTTACCCCGTCGTGCGGGAAATGCAAAGGCTCGCCGACGGCGAGATTATGGAGCTTTTTCTTACCTGCCCTCCGAGAGTCGGCAAGACTACGCTCGCCCTCATGTACGTTACCTGGATAATGGGGCGAGACACGGAGCTACCGAACCTCTACTCGTCCTATTCGGACACCCTTACAAGGCCGTTTTATACAGGCGTTCTCGAAATCCTCACAGACGAGGATACCTACAACTACCCGAAGATATTCCCCGGAATAAAGATCAGCAAACAGAACGCAGCCGACGAGATTTTAGACCTCGGGCGAATGAAGCACTACCCGACGCTTACTTGCCGCTCGCTTTACGGGACCCTCAACGGGGCTTGCGACGCCGAGGGCGGTATCATAGTCGCCGACGACCTTCTTTCGGGTATCGAGGAGGCATTGAACCCCGACAGGCTCGACGGCACATGGAAAAGGGTAGACAACAACCTTATCCCGAGAGGCAAGGAAACCACAAGGTATTTATGGATCGGAACGCGGTGGAGCACAAACGACCCGCAAGGGAAAAGGCTCGACATTCTGCAAAACGACCCGAGGTTCACGGAATACCCGTGGAAATACATCAATATCCCGGCTCTAAACGATAAAGACGAATCGAACTTCGAGTACAATTACAACAAAGGCTTCTCGACGGCGTATTACAGGCGAAGAAGGGCTTCTTTCGAGCGTCACGACGATATGGCCTCGTGGTTCGCTCAATATATGGGCCGCCCGATAGAGCGGGAAGGGACGCTTTTCTCCGCCGGGAGCCTGCGATATTACGACGGGGAACTGCCCAAAGAGGCCGAGCCGGACAGAATCTTCATGTTTGTTGACCCTGCGTGGGGTGGCGGCGACTATGTAGCCGGGCCAGTCTGTTACCAGTACGGCGAGAATGACATATATGTTCCCGATGTCGTTTACAATAACGGGGACAAAAGCGTCACGCAGCCGCTTGTCGCCGACAAAATCATCACGCACAACGTAGCGGCGGCTGAGTTTGAGGGTACGAAAACTACGGCGAGCTATGCGGAAGGCGTGATGGACAAGCTGAAAGTGCAGGATTTTAAGACAAATATCCGCACGACCTCGAAAAACTGGACAGGAACGGGTAAAGAAATGCGTATCAAGGACAAAGCGCCCGAAATCAGAGACCGCATGATATTCCTTTCCGCCGGGCACAGGTCGAAAGAATACGAAATGTTCATGCAGAATGTATTTTCGTTCAAAATCATGGGTAAAAACAAGCACGACGACGCCCCCGACTCGCTCGCGGGAGCAATCTCGATGACGAATCGAAAGCCGAGAGCGAAAGCCATTATCAAACAGCGACCGTTCTAAAACGGCAGACAGACATATTTTTCGTACTCGCCCCATACGGGGCGATTTTTTATTGCGCTCTATATGAAAAACCGCTATACTTGCGGATCTTTTATTTACTCTGTCGCTTTCTTGTGATACGGACAAATTACCATTAAGAACCTCCGAGCACAAATGGGTCAGCCGCCTGCGGCACGGCGGTCAAAGAATAGTGCCGCACCCCTCTCTGAACCTCTCCCCCTAAAAAGGAGCGTCATACATGGAGCTTTTCGGCAGACGAAAAATATTATCGCCATTCACGATAACCCCCGATAATGTTATCGAGGAGGTCAACGCCGCCCTTAATGTTCATGCTCTAAACCGCGTCGAGGAAGATTATCTTCATTGGTACAGGCGCGGCAAAGTCCCCATTCTCCAAAGGACGAAGAAAGTCAGGCCCGAAATATGCGCGAAAGTGCATATAGACCTCGCAAATCCGACCGTTTCATTCAAAAACGGCTACTTTCTTGTAGAGCCTGCGTATTATGTCGCCAATCGGGAGGACGAAAAAACCGTCGAAATGGCGAAGATACTCAACAAATATCTTGAGACTTCGGGCAAACACACCGCCGATAGCGGCGTTGTCGACCGTTTCCACACCGTCGGCGTGGGGATTATGTATATCACCCCCTCAAAAGACGGAGATACGCGCTCGCCGTATTACGCATACTCCCTTGAACCCCGGTCGGCGTTCAATGTTTACAGCTACGAGCCGGGAAATCCCACGATCATGGGCGTAAAAATGGTGCTCCGGGGCAAAGATGTGCTCCTCGACGCGTTCACGCCCTCTGTAAAGTACGTCCTCAAAGGGAAGGTCGAAGACCCTACGTTCGATCTTGCCTCTCATGGCGTAACTGAAATGGTCGTAGCGACGGAGATACTTTCGATCGAGGAAAACGTCGTCGGCGAAGTGCCGTTCGTCGAATACTACTACAACGAAAACATGATGGGGGCGTTTGAAAACGCGATCCCGATAGCCGACGCGGTAGACGAAACCGAAAGTTTAAGACAGGACGGTATCAATCAGTTCATACAGAGCCTTGTCATAGCCATAGATACCGATTTTGAGGAGGGCGTTGACGCTAACACCATTCAAGAGGCGGGAATGATATGTCTCAAATCTTCGGACGGATCGAAACCCGACTTAAAGATACTCACGCAGCAGTTAGACCAGACGCAGACGCAGACAACGCTTGACGACCACTATACGAGATACTACGAAGCCGTAGGCGTTCCGTATACCACTCACGAGGGAGGCGGCACTTCCGATAACGTCGGGGCCGTTTATCTGCGTAATGGATGGGCGAACGCCGACACTTGCGCCCAAAACACCGAAGACTTGTTCAAGCAGAGTAACGAGAGGTTCGACCGCATTGTCGCGAACATTTTACGGGCGAAACTCGGCCTCGAGATAAACCCCGAGGACTTCAAGCTGTCGTTCAAGCGCAACAGTACCGAAAACCTGCTCGCGAAGACGCAGGCGGCCCTGAACATGATGAAACTGGGGCTCTCCCCCGAAATAACTCTCGAGCGTTCCGGCCTGTCGAGCGATCCTCTTAACGACGTCGAAAGGTCGAAGAAGTATATCGAGGCGGCATTTTCTGTCGGGGCAACAGAAGGAACCACGGAAACGGAAAATGCTTAACTTCGACGAGATAAACAGGCTTGAACAGCGCATAAGGCAAACTCCGCTTGTGGGTATGTCGAAACAGGAGGCCGAGGATTGGGTATTTGACTATATCGTTGAGTTTTCCTTTCTCGCCGAATCAAGCGTTGTAGACGACCTGGGAAGCGTGAAAAAGCACATATCCCCCGAACAGCTCCGGGACCTTATAGACGTGAAGATAGACGGCAAAACGTCTTCGGAACGAATAGGCGAGCATATCGAGGCTCTATCGAACAAAGACGATCCGAACGCCGCCTACAACGCCGAGAAAGCCATACAGGCTATTGCCTATACGGAGGCGCACCGAGTCGCCAACGGAGTTATCCACGAGGTCGGGCGCATGAACGGCGCGAAGCGTAAACAATGGCAGACGATGAAGGACGATCGGGTGCGAGACACCCACGAATACCTTGAAGGCACAGTCGTCCCCCTCAATGCGGACTTTTACAGCTACACAGGAGCGCACGGGCCTTATCCCGGAGCGTTCCACGACCCCGCCGAGGACGTCAACTGTCGGTGCTATCTCAAATTATCCAAATAGGCACACAGGGGCAGCGCCCCTTTGCATACAGACAGAGAAGTCTATAACCGCACATTACAGAGAGAACTGTAAACGCAAGGAATCGGCAGAGAAGCCGCAAATCGCAAGGAGAACATGAACATGGACGAAAACAAGGATAAGACCCCCGAGCAGGAGAAAAAGCCCGAACAGGAAAAGGAACAGCCCACACCGACGATCGAAGAACTTGTGGCAAAGGTGAAGGCGCTCGAAAGCGACCTCGCAAGGCAGAAGGCCTCTACGAGTAACGCCAGTTCGGACGCGGCGGAGTGGAAAAGAAAGTATCGGGAAACCCTCGACGAGCAGACCCGCACCGCCCAGGAGCAGGCGGAAGCCCTCGAGACTCTCCGTAACGAGAACGCCGCATACAAGGAACGGGAGAAGACCGCGAACTACACCGCAAAGCTCATGGGAGCGGGGTACGACGCGGCGACAGCCGCACAGATGGCGGCAGCCTTACCCGCAGACCTCGGCGACGAGTTCTTCGCCGGGCAGAAAACTTTCCTTGAGAATCAGAAAAAGTCCTACGAGGCGGCAAGGATGGGGGGACAGCCCGGACTTTCCGGCGGCACAGACCCCAACCCCCAGGACCCGCCCGAGGACACGTCAAAGATGTCGGACGCGGAATACTACAAAAAGTTGTATGCCTCCCGACAGAAAGGATAAGGAGTAACAAATGCCTAACAATTTCATCACCCTTCAGACCATAGCCAGGAGAACCCTCCCGAGACTTCGCGAGTTCCTCGTAATGCCTATGCTTTGCGCCAGGGACTTTTCCGAAGACTTCACCGACCTCGGCGACACCGTTCAGATCAAGAAGCCTGTCGTCTACGAGGCGAAGGACTTCAAGCCCGGCGATACCGTTGTCGCGCAGGACATCAACGAAGAGAGCGCCCTTGTCAAGCTCGACAAGATCGCGACCGTCGATCTCAACCTCAATATCCTTGAGGCCGCGAACAATTGGAGCGAAGAGAAGCTCCGTACCGAGTTCATCGACCCCGCCGCTGTCGCTATCGCCGAGAAGATCAACAGGGCCGGGCTCATGGAGTATGTGAACATTCCTAACATACTCGGAACCGCCGGAACTACCCCGTCGTCCATGAACGACCTCGCCGCTGCGAGGAAGTTCCTCAATAAGGCGAAGGCCCCGCTCGGCAACAGGTACGCCATATGGGACACCGAGGCCGACGCGGAGTTCACAAAGATGGCAAACCTGTTCAAGGTCAACGAGGCCGGAACTAATGAAACTCTCCGCGAGGGTCAGATAGGCCGCGTCTACGGTCTGGACAACTATATGACGCAGGCCATCGAGGAGCATACCCCCGGAGCCACCGGGACTCCGCTCATTGATGGAGCCGCGACGGCGGGTGCGAGCGTCATTCATGTCGACGGACTCACCACCGCTTTCACCGTAGGCGATATGTTCACCATAGCGGGCGACAATACCATCTACACCGTGAACAAGGTCGGCGACCTCTCCACGGGCGAGATGGATATCAACATCACCCCGGCGCTTCAGGCCAACGCCGCCGACAACGCCGCAATCACGGTCGGCGCCGCCGCCACGAACAACCTCGTGTTCCACAGGGACGCTATCGTGTTCGTAACCCGTCCGCTCCCCCGCGCTGCCGGAGAAGCCACCTCGTATGTCACGAGCGATGGAATGTTCTCGCTCCGTATCGTGCTCGGGTACGATATGGCGACGAAGACCTCGAAGCTCTCGATGGACGTACTGTACGGGTACGCCGTCGTCTACCCCGAGATCGCGGCGAGATACCTCGGATAGCACTCTTCAAAAGCCGCCTCGCCTCATAAGCGGGGCGGCATAATCAGAAAGTAGGTAAGAAAATGATCTATCAGAAAACAGTATTCAAGCCCGCTGCGACAAAGCAGACAAAGAAGCCTGCAAAGACCGCTCCCGTGGAGAAAAAGCCCGAAGTAGATAAGGAAGGGGTCAACCCCGAATCGGTCCCTGAAGAGTCCCCGAAGGAGCCCGAACAGGAAAAGGCAAAGTCTTAAAAGAAGAAAAGGTAGGTAGGTCAAAATGACTAAAGCGGAAATGAGGGAATACACAAAGTCCCTTTTGCCAGGCGAGGCGCAGGCAACAGACAACTTCATAGACGCTTTGCTCGTGCAGGCAAAAGACGCGGTAGTCCTTCGCCGCTTTCCGTTCGGCATACCCGAGTCAGGCCCCGGCAACCTCTCGAAGTACGACTTGCTTACCTGTCGCCTTGCCGCAAGGTATTACTCCCGAGCAGGCGCAGAGGGCGAGAAAGCGCACACCGAGAACGGGATAACAAGGACATATGCCTCCGTAGACGACGCGGACCTCCTCAAAGAGGTCGTACCTTACGCAAAGGTAGTAGTTTAGGCCAATGAGAACGCAGCTACGCAACAAGTCGAAAATCTATTACGCCAACCCCACGGGCGTATCGGTCGAAGTCAAAGACAGCGACGGATACGCAACGGGGTTTTCCGAGGCGGTCTACACCGAACCGACGGAATACTGGATGAATGTTCAGCCGAAGGGCGGTGAGGCCGACATAGAGATTTTCGGAAAGACTACGGACTATTCCAAAGTCGGGGTAGCGGACCTTGATTGTCCCATTACGGAGTATTCGAGGGTATGGCTTGACGGCAAAGACCCGCAGACACCACACAACTACATTGTCAAGCGGGTCAACAAAAGCCTTAACAACTGCCTTGTCGCTTTTCAGGAGATAAAGACGGCGGGGACCTCAAATGGATGACCTCGAAGAAATCATCGTAAAAATCGGGCGTTTAGGCGACCAGGAATACATGAACGATAAATGTATCGAGGTCAGCCAAAAACTCGCTGAAATCGGCAAAAAAGAGGCCGCAGAGCGGTTCTACACCGCCCCTTACGACGAAGGAAACGACGCAAACGACGTACTCGTTTTCACGAGGAGCAAGGGAGCGAAGGCCTCCGTCGAAGCGGAAGGCGAGGCCGTAGCCTTTATCGAGTTCGGAGCGGGAGTCCATTACAACGGGGCCGAACCGTACCCCGAACCGAGGCCGAGCGGTATCGTCAACATAGGCGATTACGGGTACAAACAAGGCCGTAAGGACAAGTGGTACTACACCACCCCCGACGGCGTAAAGCACGAAACCCACGGTACGCCCGCCTCAATGCCTATGTACCACGCCGGGAAAGCGATAGTAAAGGCGGTTGATGAGGTCACAGCGGAAGTGTTCAAGGACATATAACCTATGAAAGACATCGAAAGCTATGTGTTCAATCAAATACAGACGGTAGCAAAGGCGAGGTTCTCAAACCTCACCGTACAGGCCGAGTATTCGCCCGAACAGGACAAGCTACCCTGTCTTACCGTCGAAATGAGAAATAACACGGTCTACACGCCCTACACGACGGGCGACAAGATCGAAAACGCCGCCGATGTCATGTTCGAGGTGAACGTCTACACGAACACGGGGAGTCACAGGAAACTCGACGCAAAGAACATTCTCTACTGCGTAGACGAACAGTTCGCCGCGCTCGGCTTTACGAGGGTTTTCTACCAACCCGTACAAAACCTACTCGACTCGACCGTATACCGCCTTCTTGCGAGGTACACCGCCGTTGTCGCCGACATTACCGAAGATGGCAGCGAAACGGAAGATTATGTAGTTTTCACAGGATAAGGAGAAATTATAATGCGTAAAAGACTTATTGTAGCGGGAATGAACCTTTCGTATGCTCCCGAGGCGACCGCCGGAACGAGGCCGACCACAGCAGCGGCCTTCACCGCACTTCCCGAGGTCACGGGTGCGCCCGATATGTTCCCCGACCCGAACACCGAAGACGTAACCCCCATCAGCGAAGAATCAATGGTGCAGTACGTCGAACTCCTCCGAGACTTCGGCGGAACCATGCCGTTCCCCTGCAACTGGAACGCCACGATGGAATCCGACTGGGAGGCTGCTATCGCGGCCTATGAAACCGCTATCGCCGCCGACAAGGCGATGTGGTGGTGCGTAAACCATCCGGGACTCGCAAAGGCCGTGTATTTCAAGGGCAAGCCGCTTGAAAGCGGGTTCGGCGAGATATCGGCTAACACCGCACTCAAGGGAACGCTTCGTATCGTCCCCGAGGGCGGGTGGTGTTACGAGGCGAAGCCCTCGGCTTAATAAGAAAACTGGGGCGCATTATTGCGCCCCATTCTCAAACACAAAAGGAGAATGAGAAAATGAGCAAGATTATAGCAGATCACGAACGGATACCCTCAGTCAAGATCACCTATACGCCTACGGGGGAGGAATACGAACTCGACTTTTCGAGAGCGAGTGCGGTCTACGCGCAGAATCACGGGTTTAACCCCGACGATGTATACACGAAACCGACCGTCACGATCCCGCAACTGTTCTACTACGCCCTGCGTATGCACCATCAGAGGATAGCACTCAATCAGGCGCAGGCCCTTTTCGATAAATTATTCCCCGACGGTATGCCTGCTAATGTCGTTACAAGGCTCGGGGAACTGTATAGTCAAGCCTCACTCGTCGGAATCATGGTAGACGAGGAGGAGGAAGGAAAAAACCCGCAGACGGCGGTGGAGATGTAGCCCCGCCAAAAGAGCCGCTTCAAAAGCGGTTTGAGCGTGAGTGCCCTGCGATGATGGCTCTCGGAATGAGCCGGGACGAATACTGGAACGGCGATGTGTTCCTCGTCTACGACTACATCGAGGCCGACGCCGAACGACAGAAAAGGCAAAATCAGGAAGCTTGGCTACAAGGTATGTACGTTTTCGAGGCGACGGTAGCGGCGATATCACAGACATTCAGCAAAAACAGGAACAACCTACCCGAGTACCCCGAGCAACCCTACGACCTTGCTCCCACCTATATGACGGTCGAGGAGAAGGAAAAGCGGGAACTCGCCGAGGCCGAGGCGTATATGCAAAGGCTTTTCGAGTGGGGGAAACGGATGGAGCGAGCAAAAGGAAACTAACATGGCGGCAAGCGTAGAAGTCAAAAACGTAAAGATCAACATACAGGCGGCAGCGAGTGAGGCGACCGCAGAGGTCAAGCGTCTCACTTCCGCAATGGAAAAACTCAACGCCGAGCGGAAGAAAGCGACGAGTGAAGCGGCAAACGCCGGGAAAAAAAGCGCTACTTCGGCCTCGAAAGAGACAGAAGAAGTGAAGAAAACAGCGAAGTCCTACGCTCTCCTCCACGAGCGCCTAAAGGCGTCCTCCGCAGGGTTTAAGTCCCTAACGGCGAGCATAGGCCGTATCGCTATGTATCGACTTCTGCGTACCGCCATAAAGGAAGTCACCCAGGCCTTTCAAGAGGGGAAGGACAACCTCTATCAATGGAGCAAGCTCAACAATGGCGAGTTCGCGAAATCTATGGACAATCTCGCCTCAAGTACGCTCTACCTGAAGAATGTCCTCGGGACGGCAATCGCGCCCATTATTCAGAATGTAATTGAGCCCGCAATATACAGACTCGCCGACCTCATAGCCTCCGTCGTGAATATGATTAACCAGTTCAAAGCGGCGGCGGCAGGGCAGAGTACCTACACGAAAGCTATTCGCGGCATGAAAGAATACGCTACCGCAACGGGCGGCGCGTCAAAGGAACTCCGCAGACTTCTCCTCGGTTTTGACGAGATAAACAGGCTCGACGACAACAGAGGCGGTGGCGGCGGTGCGTCTACGGATTTTGGTGGTATGTTTGAGACCGCCCCCGTTAGCGAGGCTTTCAAACAGGGCTTTTTAGGCGACCTCGCCCTTACGTTCGGGAATGTGTTCTTCAAGTGGGACAACCTCGACGGCTATGATATCGCGCAGAAAGCGATAACGGGCGTGGCGGGCCTTGTCGGTGCTGGACTTGGCTTTATGATCGGCGGCGTTCCGGGCGCAATCGTAGGATCGCTCGTGGGAATTGCTCTCGGGCTTACCTTCTCAAGCCTTCTGCCCGCAAAGGCAGGAACAGGCACACAGTCAAAAAGCGACCTCTTCGCCATACTCGCCCCGGCTCTCGGAATAATGCTTGCGGGAGCGCTGATCGGCGGCCTTACTCTTGGCCCTGCGGGCGTATTCGCGGGAGCGACAATAGGCCTTGTCGCGGCTTTAGCGCTTTCCCTCGGAGAATCGACGGGGAGCAAGCTATCGAAGGAACAGCTATTCGGAAAGCTGAAAGGGGCTATGGGTAATATGCTTTCTGCGGGGCTGCTCGGCAGTATCGCCGGGGCGTTGGTGATGGGACCCGGAGGTGCGCTGTTCGGGTTTACGGTAGGTGTAATTATCGACCTCGCCATACAGAGCATAAACTTCCCTCTCACGCAAAAGGAACTCAACGAGTATGCGGAGCAGGAAATGACAAAGGGAATGGGCCTCGGCGTACTGGGTATGTCCTCGACCTCCCCAGTCAAGAAAACAGGCGGCGGGAGAACGAATATCGGTATAGGCTCGGCCTACGCCTCGGGCGGTTATCCCGCTGTCGGATCGTATTTTCTTGCGGGCGAGGCAGGGGCAGAGTTCGTCGGCAACATAAACGGTCGGACGGGCGTTGTCAATTCAGATCAAATGGCAGACGCGGTGGCAAGCGGAAACGCCCCCGTCGTGTCGGCTATCGGACAGGCGGTAGCGATACTCACAGCAAGCCTGCGAGAACTCCCCGCCACCGTCGTAAATATCGGCGACAAACAGGTATACCGTGCGGCAGAGCGAGGAAAGCGAGTCGCCGGGAGCAACTATGTATCGGTGGTGTAGCGTATGAACCTTACGGCAAAAGTCAACGGAACGGACATAACAAAATACCTCAAGTTCGGCGGCCTTTCGTTTTCAAGGAACGATGTAGACGGCCCGACTGCGGGGCGAACGATGGACGGGACGATGATAAGAGACAGAGTAGCGATAAAACAGAAGTTTAACGCCGCCTGTCGTGCTCTTACGGAAGCGGAAGTTCGCACCCTATACAACCTCCTCCTCCCCGAAACATTCACCTTCACGACGAATGTTATTACCGGGACGGACACGGACTACACCTGTTACTCGAATAACGTAGCGTTCAGTTTTCTTATCGCAAAGCCGGGGACGGACCTCTACCACGAGTTCGCATTCCCCATCATCGAGTGTTAAGAGATGGGATATAGAGTACAGTACCTAAAATCTGAATTAGGTTCGTCGGTCATATTCGATATGGACTCACTCACGGGGGTATCGTTCTCCCGTGAGAACGCTATGATAGGCGAAACCCTCGCCCCCGATACCGCCGTGTTCTCGTTCAAGGACAATGCGATGGTCTATCACAACTGGACGGAGTTCACCTACGGCGACGAGGTTTACTTTTGGAACGACTCGTCGATGTTCGGTATCTATTATGTCCAAGACATTCAGCAGACCTCGGCGCACGATTTTACCGTCACTTGTACCTCGCTTATCGGCCTCCTCGTCGATAGCGACTACGAGGGGAATGTATACACGGGTACTGTCAGAATAGGCGACCTCATAGCCGATATCCTCGGCGTGAACTACCTTGCGGATGTCACCCACGACTTTATCGTTTGGAAAGAGTATTGGGACTCCTCGAACGGACTCATAATCGACATCGAAAAGACCCTTGCAAACACCTATGTCCACGGTTGGATACCGAAAGGATCGAAACGGGACGCTCTCAAGGCGATATGCTACGCATACGGCGCAAGCGTCCTCAAGTCACCGACAGGCGAACTCCTGTTCACCTACAACACGAACCCCGTCGTGACGAATGCCGATATCCGGTATATCGAGGCTTCGGTCGAGGCGATAACTCCCTGTTCAGACGTTTACCTCACCGAACACGAGTTCGTCGCCTCAAGTAAGGTCGCAGAAGACATCATCGCCGACTACTCGAACAACTCGGTCGCTTTTGTGAACGACCTTATCGTGTTCGACAAGCCGTATCAGGTAGCGACATTCAGAGCGACCGACCCCGCCGGGAACGCACTCACCGAGGGGACGGACTACTCGATAGTCAAACATTGTAACTATGCGAAAATATCCACGGGCAACGCTACGGCGTTCATCGTCTACGCCAAACCTTATGTGGACAACAAGAGGGTGCTTCACAAGGCGACGGGCGTTACAGGCAGAGAACCGCACAGAGCGGAGGTCACGGACGCATACCTTGTCAACGCAATCAACTCGGCGAACGCCCTCGAAAGACTCGCAAGCTACTGCTCACAGGCGACCTTCGACAATATCTCGATACTCCTCGACAAGCGGGCGAAACCCGTCTGCGGAGAGATAGTGTCCTACAAGGACTTTGCGGGGAACGCAAAAACAGGCGTTGTCAAGTCGCAAGAGATACTCGCCTCGGGCAACATCAAGGCTGATTGCACGGTCGTCGGCAACTGGCTCCCGAACCATACGGGCAACAACTACGACGCTTACCGCATTATCACCGACGACCCCGACATCATCGCCTACTGCGTAGCGAACAGTATCCCCTACATCACGGCCTCGGGCGGTTCTGCTCCGATGGGACCTTTTGCGGGGAAGCCTGCAAGGCTCGTCTTGTTTAGCGGTATGCAAGGTGGCCCCGGTGGGCCGTGCGGAAACCCCGGCGGAGGCTCCGAGGGTGGGTTCAGACCCGGTACAGCAGACCGCTTCATCCCCGGAAGCGACTACACCGCTTGGGAGGGTATGTACTTCGGCGTACCCGGCGAACCGGGTCCAGGCGGTGCGGCAAAGGACGCTCCCGAAGGGGGCAAGAGCGGTCGGTACTTGCAGATCGACATAGACTCTCTCCCGTCCGCATTATCCGTGCTTTTCGGCGACGGTGGCTTGCCGGGTGTCGGCGAGTCGATGGAATGGTCGCAGAACACAGGCAAGTTCGAGGTCACACAGGCCGCCGAGGACGGAACGGACGGCGGTGACAGTTCTGTTACCGTCGACGGGAACACCTATTCTACCGCAAGCGGTGTCGAACTGGAAGCCGACTACATAAACCTCATCAACAACACCGTCCTCGTCCCGCTCCACGGCGAACACGGTCAGAGCGGGGACAGAGGACTCGACGGAGGCCCCTCACAGGCGTTCGTAGACGATACCTCGCCTACCTACGACTACACCGCCGAGGGTAAAGCCGAGGGTGCGGACGGAGCGGAAGGTGCGGTAGGGTGGAACACACAGGACTACTTGCACCCAAGCAGATACAGGCACTACCCCTTGATGGGAGGCCCCGGCTCGGGAGGCGGTACTTGGGACGACCACGATGTTATCCCCTCGACTCCGCAGACGGGGAATGTGGGGCACAACCACTACATCAATACCACGAATGTCGGCACGGCGTATTCGATAGGCGAGATCGAGTACAACCCGAACACGCAGAAGTACACCTACACAGGCACTCGTGGGGCGAACGGCAGAAACGCCGCCGGATACACGAACAAGGCTGCCCTCAAGGGCGGTGCAAGCGGAAACGCCGGAGGTAGCGGAGGCGGTGCGGGTGCTGCTGCGGGGTACGAACGGATACACTACACGAGCGGGTTCGACTACCAGTACGGAGTCACGCTCGGAGGCGACCCCGGCAGCGGGAGCTACGGACAACAGGGAAGTAAAGGCTTCGGCCTATTGTATTTCAAGGAATAAAGGAAGGCGCAGTATGAGAACAGCTACACCGAACGAGGACAACCTTATTTTCCTCGGCAAAGAGGGCGAAAACGACGCCGTACAAGTCGTAATTGATGTTTCCGAAATCCTTACGGCTTTCGGCGACGGCGGTAGCTTCGTCCTTACGAATATGCGTTCTGAAGATACACTCGGCTACCCCGTCGAGGTGTTGATGGACGGTAGCTCGGTCATATGGACGGTACAGAATGCGGACCTCGCCTATGCAGGCGAGGGCAAACTTGAGGTCACATACTACCTCGGCAGTATCGTAGCAAAGACCGTAACCTATCAGACTTATGTATGTCCGTCTGTTACAGGCGGGGCCGAACCTCCTGAGCCGTGGAAAACCGTAATAGATCAAATCTTACAGGCCAGGGACGAGGCCGTAGCGTCCGCGTCTGCTGCGTCGGACTCCGAGTATAACGCCTCCCAGTCCGCGTCTGACGCGTCCTTATCTGCTGAAACTGCGAAGGACGAGGCCGACAGAGCCGAAGAGCTCGCCGATCAGATCGAGCATTCGCTCGACGACGTCGAAGCGCTCATTCCTCCGCAGGCGTCGCCGGAAAATCAGCTCGCGGATAAGGCCTTTGTCAATTCGTCGGTTGCGACGAATACGGCAAATTACATCAGCAACAACGGCCAGCCCTTCACTTCGGTCGCGCAGCTCGAGGCTTACTCCGGGACCGTGACGAACAACGACTACGCCTTCGTAACGGGGACAGACGCCGCCGGGAATACCTATTACGACAGATACAAGGCGACGGTCTCCGGCGGGGTCGTGACCTGGGCGAAGGAGTATAGGCTTAACAACTCGAGTTTCACTGCCGTCCAGTGGGCGGCGATCGAGTCCGGGATCACGGGAAGCCTCGTCGCCTCTTATAGCGCTCATGTTGCGGACAAGGACAATCCGCACGAAGTCGCGGCGGCCCAGATCGGAGCCATCGAGAAGGTCGCGGAAGCGGTCGCAAACGACATCGCGGCGCTTACTGCGGACGGGTCGGTCGCCGACTCGGGCATATCTGCGGACTACCTCGTTCCCATCAAGGCGGCGAGCGGGTCAGAGATAGAGTTTACGAGCGACGCTTCCGTCCCCATCAAATCCGCGCTTATCAAAGGCAAAACGGCGGCGATAAATCAGCTTTTGCAGAACGGAGATTTTGCCGATTCGTCGGGATGGTCGACGGTGAATGCCTCGTTCTCTGTATCGGGAGGCACAGGGTCATTATTGGCTTCGGCTCAAAGCGGTCAAGTAGGTCACACGGTTTATGGCGGCGTAGCTGGACATACATACTTTGTTGCGATAATGCTCAAAACAGCCACTGCGACAACGCAGATTCAGGTTAATCCTACGGGTATGGATAGCTGGTATATCAATACTGTTGCGTCGACCGGCTGGCAGGTTATTGAAGGCATAAAAGCGGCTACAACGTCGGGTAACAAGAGTTTAACAATCATTGACCGCAGACAGAGCGGGTGGGACGCAATTCAAGTAAAAAATGCTGTTTTCATCGACCTCACCCTCTGCGGCTTCACTTCCGAGGAAACCGCAGATGTAGCGACCTTAAAGGCCGCTTGGCTGAACAAGTACGGCGTACCCCTTCCGCAGTACATACAGTACAATGCGGGGAGTATAGTGAACAATAACGCGACTTATCAGCTTTGCGGGCATAACCTTTGGGACGAGGAATGGGAACTTGGCACTATAAGCGCAACAACTGGTGAAAATGTAAGCGGGTCGTCGAACATTCGCACAAAAAACTATATCCCCGTTAAGCCTAATACGACATACTTTTACTGCAACGGTTCTGCGGCGGGTGCGGATCTTCGCTTTTACGACGCGAATAAACAGTATATCGGCGCTCCTTCTTCAGCACAGTCTGCGAACGGAACTTTCACGACACCTGATAATGCCTGCTATTTACGGTTTGCCTGTTTAAGCGGCTACGGCACGACCTACAAGAACGACACAGCTATTAACTTCCCCGCAACGGTCACGACCTACGAGCCACACCACGACGGCGGCTCAATAACTGCGGACAGCTTGAACGGCATAGGCACGGTGGCAGACGAACAGGACGCGACGGGACATATTGACAGGCGCATTTCCGAGGACGATTTTAGCGAACTCTCATTCACAACCCGCTACACGGGAAGCGTAAACAAACCGTGT